TTTGCCAGGTTAATGTCGAGGAGGTGAAATAATATGCTAACCCTTGAAAAAGTAGCTTTGATAAACGAATTGAAGATGTTAGAGGTTGTTCTCCTTGCGATGAATAAGGAGTTGGAGAAGAAACTTGCCATAGCGAGAGGGCAGAAAATCTGTTTAATTTGTGAAAAGCCGACGATAGACGATGATATATGCGATGTATGCTACCGCCGGGAATGGAAAGACATAAGACTTGATGAAGGGAGGTAAATATGACACACAGGGAGTTCGCCGGAACAGATGGAATATTCAAATTGGCGTGCGAGTTGGCTAAGGTTCAGCCCACAGTGCGTCAGGCTTCCAAGTTTCGGAGTAAGAGAGGTTCTGCGTATGCGATGAGAAAACAGGCAACAGAAACATTGGAAGCGAAAAGTTAAAAGAAGGAGAGAGAAAATGGAAAAGGAAACTAAGGTAGCGATAGTGCCGGAAGTGAAGGAGATTAAAGTAAGCCCATCAGCGTTGATTGAGCTTGCTATATCGAAAGGCGCGGATTTGGATAAGCTTGATAAGTTGCTGACCTTGCAAGAGCGTTACGAAGGCATGGAAGCAAAGAAAGCCTTTAATAAGGCAATGGCGGAGTTTAAGGCGAACCCGCCGAAGATTGACAAGGATAAAACCGTATCTTATGGCACTACGAAGTATAATCATGCTTCGCTTGCCAATGTAACTGACAAGATAAATTGCGAGTTGAGTAAATACGGCTTGTCGGCTTCGTGGTCGGTTAAGCAGAACGGCACGATCTCGGTAACTTGCAAGATAACCCATGTAAAAGGGCATTTCGAGGAAACTACGCTTTCCGCGGCCTCGGACACCTCCGGGAGCAAGAACCCGATACAGGCAATAGGTAGCACGCTTTCGTATCTGGAAAGATACAGTCTATTAGCCTTGACAGGTCTTGCCACATTTGAAGATGACGATGATGGACAAGCGACAACTTCGGTGATTGAATATATCACCGATAAAGAACGTCATGAGTTGACAGATTTAGCCGTAGATTGCGGCGCGGATATGCCTAAGTTTATGGCTTATCTAAAAGTTGAGGATCTGGCGAAACTGCCAAAGGCCGATTTCAACAAAGCGAAGTTGGCCTTGATTGCGAAGAAGGGGAAGGCGAAGAAATGATAGTAGATAAATCTCCGCAGGGAAGCCCGGGATGGTTGGCGGCAAGGGTAGGTATCCCTACCGCCAGCAATTTCGATAAAATAGTTACCACGAAAGGCGAACCATCGAAACAGGCTATTAAGTATATGTTTCAGTTGGCCGCCGAAAGGATAACGGGCAAGAAGGAAGAAACCTATCAGAACGCCGCCATGACGCGCGGGATCGAGATGGAATCCGAAGCCAGGGCGATGTATGAGCTTGTCACGGGCGATACGGTTGAGCAGGTAGGTGTATGCTACCCAGACAAGAAGAAGCTTTGGGGATGTTCGCCGGATGGCCTCATAGGTGATGAGGGCGCGCTTGAGGTAAAATGCCCGACGTCGGCAGTTCATGTCGGATATTTGATTGAAGGGGTATTGCCGATTGATTACTTCCAGCAGGTCCAGGGCCAGTTGCTCGTAACGGCCCGACATCATGTGGATTTTATGAGCTACTATCCTGGGTTGAAACCTTTAATCATAAGGGTTGCGCCGGATGATAAGTTTATCGCTTCGCTAAAAAAGGAATTGATAAACTTCTGTAAAGAGTTGGATCGGATAACGGATAAAATAAAGGAGATATAGATGAGACCACCAAAGCGATCGTATGAGAAAGTGCCGGTAGGAGTTGAAGTTTTGGGAATAATTGAAAAGTGCGAGTATGATGAGAAGCACGCATTTAAGGGATATGAAGGCAAGGAAGGCACAATACAGCCGGCGATCAGGATAGTATTCAGGCTTGATGGTTGCCAGTATCTTCATAAAAGCCGTTTTATGAAGCTATCGTTAAACGCTAAGTCTACGCTCTTCAAAAAATACGCTTCCGTTCTTATCGAGGGGCTGGAGCCCGAAGCAGACATAGATTTGGATATTTTAGCCGGAACAGCAGTATCGACTCGCTGGTCAGATAATGGCGATTTCCAGAACCTCGATGAAATCAAAGCCATCGGCCCGAAGATCAAGCAGGATGCCGCGGTGCCTGAAATTGACGTTAATGGACCGCCGGCTGAACCACAAGAGGAAGAACCACCATTAGAGGAGCCTAATTTCTAATGCGCCTTGCCACTGCCCTTGCCGCGAAGATTATGGCCTGCAAAACACAAGAAGAGCTATCTATGGCTCGCGGCGAGGTGCAGGCGGCGTTCGATAAAGACCCGGTGTGGAAGAAAGAATGGAAAGAATGGTTGACGGATATTAAAACGACAAAATTATGGGAACTCGGGTTGCCGGATACGCCGTTTGAAGATACATTAAATGCTAAAGGGAAAAAACGATATTTGAAAGGAGAATCGTTAGAATGAAATGGATAGCTTCGATAACAATTAACAAAGACGGCCCGAGAAAAGATACATACTTTTTCAACACCTTGATAGCGGCGTGTAATTTCTTAAAGCGAATAACATGGTCAGAAGAAGTTTTGGAAGCCCATATAACCCAGGACAATGAAAAATAACTTGCAAATTTCAAATAATGTGGTACAATTTAAGTAACCGGAGAAGCGCAATGTTTAGAAACACAAAGGATGACGATTTTACGACGAGAAAATTATACTCGTCTTTTTTAATGCCCGTGGTCGAGCTCTCCGGTTCGAGTAATGAGTGTTTCCAAACATTCGCCACGGGACATTTTATTTATGAAAGGGAAATATGAACGATCTTAAAATACTTGAAAATTCTGTATTCCAAAAGCACGTTAAAGTTTCAAAGACAGGACTGATTATATCGGAAGGTATCTCATATAAAGAGTGGGAACATATCGGCAAGACACTTCAACAGATAGGCGGCGCAATACATTGGTGGATCGGCGACTGGATACGATATGGCGAAGCGAATTATGGCGAGAAGTATTCGCAGGCGATAGAAGAAACTGGGTACGATTACGGAACGCTTCGCAATGACGTTTATGTATGTGAACAGGTTGACTTGTCACGGCGCCGTGACAACGTAAGCTTCTCGGCCCACAAGGAAGTGGCGATGCTTGAGCCGTGCGAACAAGATAAAATCTTAGAGCAAGCCCAAAAAGATAATTTGACCTGTAAAGAGGTGCATCAGTTGGTTTGTCACCGTAAAGTGACAACTGAAATCTCGCCACTACCAAAAGGTTTGTATAACATAATTTACGCCGATCCACCCTGGAAATATGAACATTGCGAACCAACGCGAGAAGTTGAAAACAAATATCCTACGATGGAATTAGAAGATATACAAAAATTGAACCCACCCATTGCTGAAAATGCTATCCTATTTCTTTGGGCGACATCGCCCAAAGTTGAAGAAGCTATATCAGTATTAAATGCGTGGGGTTTTGCTTATAGAACGTGTGCTATGTGGGATAAAGAAATAATCGGAATGGGATATTGGTTCAGAGGACAACATGAATTATTGCTTGTGGGTGTAAAAGGTAATATTTCTACGCCCGATCCTTCCGTAAAAATAAGCTCAGTATATAGAGAAAAACGAACAAAACACAGCAAGAAGCCGGATTATTATTATGAAGTTATAGAAAAATACTTTCCTGATGGCAAGTACCTTGAATTATTTGCGCGGAATACACGTAAAAATTGGGAGTCTTGGGGCAATGAACTTTAAGGATTTTGACACAGACCTACAATACTCATTAGACAGCCGGGAAGATATATTGTTTGACTCTTTTTATAGACGAGCGTTCCCTCAATTAAAGAATATAGAATTTGTGACGGAATTATCCTTACAAAAAAAAGGATTTGATAAAATTATAGAGCTTGAATCCGGCAAGAAATTTTATATTGATGAGAAAAAACGGCGTAAGGACTGGGGGGATATACTTCTCGAAATATGGTCAAATAAGGAAATGAAGAAAAAGGGATGGTTTATAACTTCCGAAGCTGATTATATTGTGTATGCTTTTATGGAGTCTAAAATAGTTTATGTTTTACCATTGCTTTTAATGCGTATGTGGGCATGGAAAGATAAAAAATA